AGTAGCACCAGTTGCACCAGTAGCGCCAGTAGCACCAGTAGCGCCAGTAGCACCAGTAGCGCCAGTAGCACCAGTAGCGCCAGTAGCACCAGTAGCGCCAGTAGCGCCAGTAGCGCCAGTCGGACCCACGGCGCGTTCACACTCGGCGGTCCCGACGATTAGTCCACATTCATTGACCATCAGCGAGTGAGTGCAGTCGATTTGAAATGGACCGTCAACGTCAAAGCGCTGAACCAAACCAACGGTGCCAATCTGCGTGATCGGGTTTGGCGTGGCCTCAATACATCGGCCCGCATACAGATGGGTTACAGTACCGCCCTTCTCACTCGTGATTGGTCGCGCCGCCCACTCGGCTTCGCACTTGCCCTCTCCGTTCACCTTCACCACACAAAGCACCTGGCCCACCTCGGGAGGTAGAGCCTCAAACTGTTGCACGTTGCATAGGTCTTCGAGACACACCTCACACGTGCCCACCTCGGTGATCTGGTGGCACTCGTCGACTGTGACGCGCGCGGGGCAATACGTGCCGGGTGCCGACTCCACGCCCTGCGTAGCAATCTTTCCTGCGCGTGTAATGTACTCTACGGGCTGTCCTTGCTTGTCAAACATGAGGATGCCCTTGCCGGCACACACACGTGTCATAGTGCCGATCTCGAGGTCGTCGCGACTGGCACTGCGCCACTCGTCGCCGTCGAAATGCAACATGTCGCACTTCTGAGGCCACCCTCGGCCATGCTGCGGCGTTGTCATACGAGCCTACAACGACGAAACAATTGGTCCTACAGTATAAAAACGAAAAAATCCACCTGCTCACGCGTTGTGCGTGAACACTGCAATCAAAAAAGAATGGGACTCGTTGTGACACGCGTACCCCCCACAAAATGTGCGACCTACTCTTGGCCGTTGTCGACACGCGCGGTCGACTCGTCCTCGATCCAAGTGTTGCACGAAACCTGGCTACCACGGTACCGCGCAACGACGCACGCATCACCCAGGCGCTCACCGGACCCAGCGACTATGTACAGACACACTCACTCGGACACTGCTGCCTAACACACACCACCCTGTGTCACGACGAACGCATGCTCTCGGCTCGTGACACGGGGGTAGATAGACTAATCGTCGTTTTCGCTCCCGTAACGTGTGATCAACAACACGCTGGGCCGTTGCTGGACACGTTACTACGACAAGGCGCATGGACACTGTTGGCCACCGATTGCTTGCACGCGTGGGTGGAGTACGAGCGCAACGTGTCGACAAACGCAAAGAACGACAAGGGTGGTGACGATCACACCGCCGCCGCCGTGTGCCTGCTGGACGTGAGTCAACTGCACACGCGCACTACGCGACGAGGGGCGCTGTATCGTTATCACACAACCGAAGTCGCGCGTGTCGATTGGCGATCTATTTCCAGCAAACCCCGCGGTACGTGGGCGCCCGTGTACCGATGGCTACATCAAGTGCCCTCGCGTCTCGGGAACACGAGACACCTCGTTGAGCACCGTGTGAAAAGGTACGTGAACGCACCGAGTCGCAGTAGAGATTACGTTGAGGTGATGCCATGTGAAACAGACTTCATCCTGCAGTTGGGCAAGCATCTAACACGCAACGTTGTGCGGTGCAACACAACGCTAGTCGAAGTAGGATACAATGTGGATTACGCAGTGTGCAAAGTAGCCATCGTCGTGCCACTACACGTCGTGGCGCCCGAGATGTACGGTGGCAACAGCAACATCCAACACCACACGGTGCCGCCGCCGCCGCCGCCGCCGCCGCCGCCGCCGCCGCGTTACCTGTTTGTGTGCATCGGAATGGACGGTGGCGTGAAGACAGTTTACATCACCCCGTGTTTTAAGCAACCTCACAAGGGAGACAACACGACCTATCACAGCGCGCGGGGCGTGTGTTACCTCGACTAGCACACCCGCCAGTCGCCAAGAGTCCAACAGGCGGGGCGTTGTGTGCGTGTGTGCGTGTATGTGTGTGTATGTGTTTTTACTACAGGCGATCGAGGGCTGACAGTGCATCCACAGCACGTTCGCCAGCCTCACGATCTCGTACCGCTGCAGAATACATGAAACGCACAAAATACTCAACCTCCGTGTCACCTGCAAACGTAGCGTACACGTGCGCGCGCTTGCGAAACACAATCAGTGGCAAGCGATGATCGCGCGGCAGTGCCATGGTGTCGTTGACTGACTCGTGTACCTGCCATGCCCATTGTAACGGATCCCGCTTGAGAATGTCCCATGGCACCTCGTCAAGTGCCTTGGCAAATGCCCCACGCGACGCCTCGTGTGGCAATGCATCGCAGAGTGCAACGAGAAAATTGCGCGCCACCGAGCAAGCACGGCCCGTACGGCCGGCGCGATCGACGATGCAACACACCTCGTTGATCACAGCCCATGTCGGGGGACCCCATACCTCAGGGGGGTCCATCGTCGTGTCCCACGCGTGTCGTCGTACCTCGTGACATGGAAAACATTTATGGCTGGGGCACCGCCGCCGCCGCCGCCGCCGCCGCCGTCGTCGTCGTCGCATTGACGATGCGCATCACAGCCTTGCGCGCATGTGTGAGCGACGGCGCGTCCACAGCGCCGCCTCGGGTGCTGCCATGGTAAATGGCTAGACGAGCAATAGTTTCCAATACATACTGAGTAGACTGTTTGCGCGGCCAATGCAACGGGGTTTGGGTGCGCTGAATCAGGCCCACGCACACGTGCACGACGTGACGATAGTCTGCAAGGACACGTGTGAGCGTGGTGTCTTGTCCAGCACAACGTGCACCCGCGATTAGAATGCGCGCAAGTGCATACGTCGTCTGTGCGCAATGTGCCCTAAACAGGACCCGGTACATGTCGTCGTCGTCGTCGTCACGGCGAGGCGCGGCGTATTGCGCAAAGAACATTGTAGAATGGCCGGCAGAGTCTATAAAGTTGAGAGGAGCACCGGCGTTCACCAACAACTCGACGTGGCGCTGTTGATTGCAGACGATCGCGTCATACAGCGGTGTGGCGCCGTGTTTGTTTCTACCGTCGATTGCGACGCTGGTGGCAATGAGAAGTTTCATACACTCGTCACATTGCGCTCTGCTCGCACAGTGCGGCATCGAGTATCCTCCAGAACTCGTGACGTCTGTTGCATCGGCACCCGCCGCCAGGATTCGCGACAGCAGTCCAGGGGGGTGTCGTCGCCACGTCACGTCGTAACATACGGCATATGACAGCGGAGTCTTGTCAAAGTCGTCGCGTGCGTTTGGGTTTGCACCAGCGCGGATGAGCGTGTCCAAAACAGCGTCGTCGGGCCCACGTCCATAGTAGTTGACGCTGCTCGCTAGTGCAGTACGATTCGCATCGTCGACGCGCTCATCCACGTCCGCGCCGGTGGCAAGGTGAGCGAGGATACACCCAGGGTGGCCCCGGTGTGCAGCCGTCGCTATCACAGTCTTGAGCGAAACACCGTACGCGCTGGTCAACGTCAAGCAATCGTCGCATACGCCACCACCATCACCGCCGCCGCCGCCGCCGCCGCCGCCGCCGCCACCGTCGCCGTCATCATCCCGTGTCGTCGCCATTTGACAGGTGATGAACAAACCACTCGTTGTAGCAGAGACGTGTATGGAAAAAATCATCCGCACCAGGTGTCGCGCGTGTACGGTGGTTTCATGGCCGTCGATGCACCAACAGTCGCCGTATGTGCGCGCTTGGCAGCATCACACGTCTCTACTGCTGCGTCAATCGCGCGATCAGCACACGTCATCGACTCGCCTACAAACCCTGCCGCTCGTACCACATCATGCGGCGCTACCCGAGTAGCCTCAGCGACCCTGAACACCTCCTGGGCTCGCTTTGAGGCCTCTGAGGCGTCGTGCGCGGCTGATACTGCTCTTTCAGATGCCTGCATTGCCTCTGTGGACGCCTTCCAGGCCGCCAGTGCCTCTGAGCGCGTTTCTACGTCTGCTTCGATTCTCCCCCCGGCCCGTATACCAGACACTAGTCCCAAAATGTAAAGACCCAATCCTGCACCCACTCCTGCACACGTTGCCAGCCGTGTGTTCATTGCGGTGCGGTGCGTGCGTGCGTGCGTGCGTGCGTGCGTGCGTGCGTGCGTGCGTGCGTGCGCGAGCGCTGGCAACAAAGGTGTGATCGATAAAAAGTAACGTCGAATATGGCGGCGGTCTGATAAAACACTACCGCCGAGCACACGTGTCGATAAATGCCTTTGTGTTGCCACGGCAAGAGCCTAGCGACAATGGCGACCGAGGCTGCCTGGCAGTCGCTGCGAACCTTTTTCTCCGACGACAAGAACTGGCAGTTGTTCAACGAGGTGCGCAACGCAAAGAACCGCGGGTCGGTGAGCCTGCGCACCCTCGACTATCTCGTTACAAAGTACGCGCCACGCCACGACGTTCGTTACGTGCTCCTCGACTCGTCGGGCACGCCGTACGAGTTTATTCTTTCGAGCGCGTACAAGGCACAACTGAGTAGTTTCCACAAGGAGCGTTTTGATCCGTTCTGTCGCACTAGCGCGTCGTCGCCAAAGTTGTCGGCCCCCAAGGTTGAGTTTCGTGGCGTCCACACGGCGTACAAGCAACTCAACTTTTTTCGCTGGGCCATCTCGCATCATGTTGTGCGATACGCCACTGAGCATTTTGACGAGATTGACGCCGAGATGAATCCCCGAACGAAGCGCAAGCGCAACACGACAGCACTGAAGATTTTCAAGTCGACGAATGACGTCGGTAGTAGCGCCGGCGGTGACAGCCAAGTTTACGACAACTACGACGCCGCCACTTCAGACACTCTCACGCCCTCGACGAAAAAGACAAGGGTTACTAACGCGACGACGACGACGACAACGACGACGACGCAGCCAACACCCGTGTCGTCGTCATAGTAGTAGTAGTAGTAGTAGTAGTAGTAGTAGTAGTAGTAGTAGTCTCTGTGCCTGTCTTTTTTTTACAAATACACAGTATCGAAAGTGACAACGACACGATGGACGTGAACACCGAAGACGCTGCGGTTGTACCGGCGACGACGACGACGACGACGACGACGCCGCTGCTATCTCACACCCATGACTGGGCATATGGTCGACGGCGGCGTATCCACGAGCGCTGCGTCGACGTGTTACACGCATGCTCGCGCCACATGGTGCCGGTCGCTGGTAGCGAAGTGCACATCACACACGCTGGTACAACCGTGATGCGCGAGCCGCTGTTATCGTGCCGATGCGTTGGTGAAACGCTCGACGGTCACCGCTGTGACGTTATGACCGACGGCACGACGACGCCGTTCTGTCGCCGGTGCATGGAGACGTGCATGTACATCACGGTGGCGCCGTCGGGCTGTACATGGGCGGGCCTAGGCCTGTTTGCACACGCCGGCGACGCGGCCAGGCAACGGCGCGATCGTCTACGAACACGCGCGCCGGGTTCGCAACAGGGCGTCCCAGTGTTTGTGCCGGGCGACGTTATCGTACCATACTATGGCGAGCGCCTGTCGTCACGCGAGTATGCACGTCGATACGACGACGACGTACGTGCAGTATACGCCATGGACCTGGTGTACGGCGTTACCATCGACTGTGCACGCGTACGCTCGCCGTGCGCCTACGTCAACGACTATCGAAACATTGTAGACGCGGCCAACGCCAGGTTTATCAACGAGCGCACGGGTCCGCTTGCGGGCTCGGTAATCCTCGTGGCGACCAAGACGATCCGTGACGGCGAAGAGATCTTTACAGACTATGGAGCAGACTACTGGTCGGACAGTGCGCAGGACACGCATCACACAACGACCATGTCCGCCGCCACTGCCCTGCCTCCCAGTAGCGTAACACCATCGCCGGGAGTACACGACACTATGTGACTGTGATTGTTAAACGCGGCGCTCATTATGCCACCTCCACCTCCATACTCGATCATCACTGAGAGAGAAGCATAGGACCGCTGTGTTGTGTTGTGGTGTTTTACTGTGCCCAAACGTCGCGTTCCTCGTGGATGCGATGACCGATGCGTTCGACGAGGCCTCGTAGGCGCAGGCACTGACCCGTGCCGTCGCGCTTATTCTCGTACGTTGCAATGAGATTTTCGACGCCGACGATGCACTCTAGCAGCAACGTGATGAGAGTGGTTGCTGTCTCCCTGTTCCTCGTCCGAGTCCGTTTCCTACTTGCGTCACTCTCCGTGTCGAGGTTAGAATCGCGCCAGTCAATCTCCTTCTTCGTGCACTCCTCCAGCACCGAGAAGGCGTGTCGTAACACGGCTTCGATGACGTCAACGTTCTTTTTGCGACTCTGTGAGTGCCACCATCGTTTCACGCCGACAATGTACTGCGACACGTGCGGCTTGTCGATGAGGTTGTCGCGTGTCCACACCTGTTCATTTTGTTGCACAGAGCCTAGCGTACGCAAGTTCAGGAACAAGCGATCGACGCCGGCGTCGTCGACCATTGTCGCTGCAACACCGACATGCCTAGTACCCTGGAGAATGTAGATAAAAACAGGGGTTATGAACGCTGTATTTCCTGTTGCCACTGCTGCTGCTGCTGCTGCTGCTGCTGCTGCTGCTACTCGAATGGACAGGGTGGCACGATAATCACTGCGCGCCACCACTGTGCCACGGTCGACGCTCCTACGGGAACAATCTGATGCACTGACTTGGCCACAGAGTCACTGTTGACCTCGTCGTCGACGCTTTTCGCAACAGCGGCAGCGGTGGTCAGGACTCCGGCAACGACGACCGTGCCACGGAACGGACGCACGTCTGCGTGCTCTGCGTGTAAAAAATACTCGTTGATGGGCAAGTCAGTTGCCGCGCCCATGTCATCGCGCACAAACGCCATCACCTCAATGACGCCCAGGTCGATCGAGGCACACGCCTGAGCGCTGCCGCCGACGAGCCGCCTAATGTCGTCCATCGCTGCGCCTGGCGTCGTGTGCTTGCACTCGCACCAAAATGCGCGGTCCTTTCGCGACGGCGGCAGCACCAGCAGACCGTACGCGCGCGGTGCCATGGTGCCCGTCAGCAACAGCCGTAGAAAGAAGCAGGAACACAACCGACGCATCACGCGCGCCACCTCCATGGCACCAACTTGCTGATTGTTTCGCCCCACGTTGCGGTGGTGCACCTTTCTATCTCGACCGCCGTCGCCGCCGAGGTACCCCCACCCCCCTTGCCGCCACAGTCATCGTCGCCGTCGCCGTCGCCGTCGCCGTCATTGTCGTTGCCACCACGGCGCCTGTCCGCGCGGAAACCCGACGCAGTGTGTTGTCGCTGACGTTCCTTGACTAGCGCCTCGATGGCGTCGCGTTCTTCACCGAGTGCACGCACCGTCCGTCGCAGAGCGTCGACCTCGCAGTGTCGTTGCTCTGCGACGGCGATCATGCGCATGAGGGTCCAGTGTTCACGCTCGCTCGCCACCTCTTTGGCTGTGGCACCGACGACGCCTATCCCCGTGTGTTGGCGCGCCAGCAAGTCAAGTTGCACGTCGTCGCACAACAGCCGTGCCGTGAGCGAGCGGTTGTCTTCCCGCGCGCACTGATGCAACAGTGTGCCGTGTAACAGTGGGTCGACGTCGTTAACGTCGGCACGAGCGCCAATCAACACGTTGAGAATCGCATCGCGCTCTGCACTCGGTGGCCTCTGAGCGCACATTGCCAGTGGCCGCAGCCACTGCTGCTGCTGCCGCTGCTCGCGCGTCGGGTGACCACTGCGCACCGTCACTGGCGGCAACGGACCATCGGCGCGCGCACGACCCTGTCGCAACAGCACGGTGACAATGTCAATGTTTCCACTGGCTACTGCGGCGTGCATCGCGCTGCTCGCGGCGAGCGTCGCGTCGCATGAGTGATAGTTTGCGTGCACGTGTCGCTTACACAGCGTCGTTACCCCTGACAGGTTGCCGCAGCGCACTGCGTGTACCAGTGGTGTGATGCCGGCATGGTTGAGTGCATGAAGGTCTGCCCCGTGTGCTAGGAGGCACTCGACGCAACTGTTGGTGCTTGCAACAGCAATGCCCGGGTAGAGTCCCAGTGCTGCAAACAGCGGCGTGTTGCCACAGGTGTCGATAACGTCCACGTTGTCATCGCCGCTGCCAGACACCAGGATGGCCTCGACTGTTTCGCGGGCACCGACTGTGCACGCCACGTGAAGTGCAGAGTGACCGTCTTCGTTGCGTACACGCGCGTCGGCGCCACCCTGGCACAGTAGACTAGCGACGGGCGCGTTGTTCGCGCGTGCGGCCGTGTGTAGCGGCGTGTCACCGCGCTCGTCCGTAGCCGTCAACGAGTGTCCATACTCGATAAGTAGCGATGCAATCCACACACTCTCCATGTCGGTGTTACGGTCGTCGCGCTCGCACGCACGGTGTAGCGGCGTGCGTTGCCACGGATCACACCACTCGTTGGGGTCGACGCCGCCGGCGAGTAACGACAAGACCTGCTCGGCCGTGCCCACGGCTGCTGCGCCGTACAGCGACGTCTCGGGGGTGACAGTGTTGTCCCCGACGACACGGGGAGCCGGGGTTGTCATGGGTGTCGCCGCCGCCGCCGCCGCCGCCATACACTGTCACTCTGAATTTTTTTGTCACCCGAGGGCGATTTTCGCGCTCCCTGGTGTTTGTGTGCTTCTATTTTGCGTTGTCGTTTGTTTTTTTGCGCAGTGGGACTGACACAGACGCAACAGCACCACCACCCCTATTACCACCACCACGCGCGCCCGCTATGAGCATCATCCAGGCACCTCAGGTCGCGATCAATGGCGGCGGCGGCGGCGGTGGCTATGACGACGACGACGATGACGCACTCTCTATGACCGTGTTGCGTCGCTTGGCGTCAGAGGCCGTTCGCTCATTCCTGCAGCGACACGCAACGATGCTCGCCGTCGCGGCGTTTGATAAGACCCAGTGTGCTGGCCAAGCGATCAACGCGCACCTTGCTGACTGCGCCGCCAATGGAGGCAAGGGTGGTGGTGTCGTCCGAGTGGAACGACTGTTTGTCCCGGAAGTAGTGTACATGGACGGGGACGACTTTTCGTTGCGACGAGTGTCTAGTGAGGCAACGCCCGTGTCGCTGCCAGTGAGCAAGGACGAGTGCTGCGAGTTTGAACAGATGATTCGCGACAACACAGACGACGTTGACGAGCGTGCGCGCACGTTTGTTGTTCGCCACCGCGTTGTGCGCGTGTTTGTCGACGACGTGTTGGAAAAGGAGCATTTTATCAGCGCGTACAAGTCGCCGGCGGTGCAGTCGCCACCGCCGCTGCAGTCGTGCAACTAGCGAATACACAAACATGACACGACACGCGACGACGACGACGACGACGACGACGACGACGACGACGACGACGGCGATGGGGGGAACACGTGTTGATCGTCGTCTGTGTCCACATAGTTACGCGGGAGGTGTCGCATCGCCCCACTCTTCACTCCCGTGGAGATAACGCGTTGCACAGTAACAGCGTCGCTGCCCCACGTGGGATCGTCGGCAGAGACAGCAACGGGGCCCCCACCCATTGCGGCAAACAAACGATCAAAGTACACGCGCTGCTCGTCGAGTGTTCGGCGCCGAGGCAGCCATTCTGCCTGTGAGCGCACGTGACGCAGGTCGACTGACTTTCCCAGGCGTGCCATTGCAACGCGTCGACGGCGAAACGCTCGCTTGTACAGGTCGACGGCACACGCGTAATACTCATCGTCGTCGAGTGGTACCGGTCGTTGCGCGCATCGTTGTGCATCGATTGACTTGCGAGCAGACTCGGACACTCGAGGCGCCACGGTCGACTTCCAAAAGTCCCATAACACGTCAGACTGGTCGAATGGCGACACGACGGCGCCGCCGGTTGCGTCACACGCGTCGACGCATCGCTCGGCCACGTCACAAAACGCCAGGCACGTCGATTCGGTTAGCACCGATGTGCCACCGTCGTTGACACGTGTCAGAGAGAACGCAAACAACTTGATCTCGGCACACAGTGCAATCGCATCTCTCTGTGCACCAGTCGTGTGCGTGGTGGCATGGACAGCGCCAGAGGCAACGGCGGTGGTGGCGGCAATCGCAGAGCGCACATAGTGGCGCAACAGGGGGGCAGCAAAGCGACCTACTTCGTGTACACGACGACAGCAGGCCATGTGCGACACGCGCATCTCGGCGTGTAACGTCTCGTACGCACCGCGAGGTCGAGAGAGAAACGGCACCTCGACCCACATACAGTGGTAGTCGCGCTCGAGAATGAGTTCGCCACACTCACAGCAGTGCGGCAGCGGCGGCGGCGGCGGCGGCGGCGACGCGGCACCGGTAGTAGCAGCAATACACGGCGAAAGGAGCCTCGCCTGCTCAAACAGCGAGCGCGCCAAGGGTACCGACGAGTGCATAAACACGGCAAACGAGTTGAACGTCGCAACACCGGCGTCGTGGCGCATCACACGCTGAGCGACGGCGTCCAGAAACCTTGGAAACTTGGCGCGACGCGTCGCAATCACAATCCAGTCGCACATTGCGCGCACCGACAGCGGCACCACGCCGCGCACCACGAGGTGACGCTCGGCCGCGAGTAACGACACAAACAGGCGCGTGAGCGTGCACGCGTTGGATGTTATGGCAAGTTGACTGCGTGCCGCTTCCGCTTTGACAACCGCATCGCCGGGCGACCGCGCAACATGGCCGTCGCCGAAAACACCACGCGCCACCAGTGTCCCCGACAGGTCGTCGAGGCGCCGCGCGTCGGCCGAGTATAACCCTTCGGTTTGCAACTGCAACAGGCACAGCGAAATGCGCACGGCGAGGGTGTCAAGTGTACGATCCACAAGAAAGAACACAAGACGCAGTGCATTTTCGCGTGTCGTTGTCTTCCACGCACGATGCCCCAGGTCGTTGGGGTAGAAGCCTACATGCGGTGCGAGAAACGAGTATCGACCGGTTGAGGTTCGATCGCACTGTACGCGCAAAACGTCCCCGATAGTGGTGTGTGACGTCGAGAACGTCGAGTGATCGAGGCACGTGAAGATGGGCACTCGATCAACAAACAGCGGCACACCACCACCACCACCATCATCACCACCACCACCCGGGGGACCACTGTCACAAACAAGCACGTTGTTCAACATGGTGCTGACGCTGTTAACGTCATCGTCGTCGTCGTCGCCGTCGCCGTCGCCGTCGTCGTCGTCGTCGTCTCCTTCGCCGCCACCACTGTGACCCACAAGAGGCATCTGTGGACGCGTCGTAAATGAATCAGACTCGGCAGACGTATCGGGCAGGGTTGACACCGAAAGCGCTCTCTCGATCGGAACGGGCAGCATAGTGGCATCACGTGTCTTATAGCCGCGCATGCCCAGAACGTGCCCCCCTGCGTACACGGGCCCCCCGTCAACGTCACCGCCGTCGTCAACGACCACGCGAAAAGGTTCCCTTTTCTTCTTTTCCTTGCGCGGCACAGCATCAGGCGTGTACGCCACGACGCTATCACTTTCTGCGTCATCGTCGTCATTGACTTCGCCGCCGTCGCGGGCGCTGCTGCTGCTGCTGCTGCTGCCGGATCGTCCGCTTGGACGAGGTGGCAGCGAAGAAGCAGGGACAGTAAAGGAGTCTAATTTTTGCTGTTTGAGCACTGCAGTAAGATCGCTCACAGTGTCTACGTAACGCCGAGTGTCGCCAGATGCAGCGGTAGCGACGGCGGCGGCGGCCGCAGCAGCAGCAGCAGCAGCAGCAGCCACCGTCGCTGTTGTCGCAGCAGTCATGGGGGCAGAGTTAACACCAGCGCGCGCACTCATGTCACCTCTGCCGTCGTTCGACACCGGGTGTGCCTTTGCACGTTTTTTCCGCGGGGGGCGGGCGTGTGGCGCCCTGGATGTTGTTGCCTTGGGTGCTCTGTCGGGGGGGCCGACGCTGTTGTTCGTAGCAATGCGACCGCCGTATATCGACGACGTGTCCAGTGCCATCAGGGCGGGGGATGTGTTATGGATCGGTGGCGGTGGCGGTGGTGGTGGCGGTGGTGGTGGTGGCGGTGGTGGCTGTGGCGATGGTGCTGCTGTCGTCGTTGCCGTGGCTAGACGACCAGATCGCCTCGGGAGTGACATGTTGTTGTCGTCGTCGTCGTCGTCGTGTCGTGAGGCGGCGACGATCACAGGCGCAACAAACGCGGATCGCACGCGAAAAATCTACGCCGTGATTTTATCGTCACAGACACGCACCGGCGTCGATCGCCTCGCGCAGCGGCGAGCGCGTGACACCGCCCAGGTTCACAACTGTGAGGAATCCGTCGTCTTGCAGGATTCGAGTGGCAAGAGTCGAGCGCAGACCAATGGCACAGTAAACAACAATCGGCGCAGTTTTCGGAACGTTCTGTGTTGCAGCGCGCAGTCTGTTCACAAACACAGTGACGTCACTGGGCGAAAAGTTGCCTTGTGCGTCTGGTCGTGACATGGGTACGTTGAGTGCCGTGGTAAAGTGACCCGCATCGTACTCGGAGCGCGACCGAACGTCGAGCAGCAGCGTGTCGTCTCGCTTTAGCCAAACACTGGCGCGCTGTAACGCCAGTGAGCGATGTGCCTGTGGTGTACACTGCGCTTTCGTGCAGTCTTCAAACTGCTGCGTGTCACACCATGCTCGGGTGCGGGTCGACATTGCCCCACACACACGACCTGCGCTCTGCTGTTTTGCTGTCGCTGCTTACGTTGCAGAGTAGATATTTTCTATTGCATCAGTCAGAGTGGGTTTACGTACACGCGGCGGTGGCAGTCACGAGGAGAATCAAGACACCGACGAGACACGCACGCAACACGCAATGGGCCAGGCAAAGAGCAAGGCGTTTACCAGCGTCATCAACGAGGTTCGAACAGAACTCGAGACGAGCATTCGCCAGTCGTGCTCGAACACGGTGAGTGCGCAAAACTTTTTGCAACTTGTCGCCGACGGTGACATTGAACTCGAGGGCATCACGCAGAAGAACGTCGTTGTTGTTGACACGGAATGTGCGCTCAAGAGTCTGCAAAACGCCGACCTCGTCAACGACCTGATGTCGCAGATCACCCAGAAAATCTCGCAAAAGGACGACCGAATGTTCAAGATGTTTGAGAACAACGAGAACAACGTGCGTAGCGAGACGCACAACCTCGTGCAGCAATTCCTGTCGGTAAGCGTCGAGCAGATCTCAGAGGCCAGCACGTTGGCAAAGAACACGATTAACCTGCGTGCCGGGGGGTCGATTCGTTCCGGTCAACCCATCGTGCAAGACAACGCAGTCGAGTCGTCGTTTCGCAACGCGGCCGAGCAGGTGTCCGAGACGGACCTGGCACAAAACCTCGGCGCCAAGATCGACGCGGCCGCCGAGCAGGAACAGACCTTCACAAAGACCTTTACCGAGGGCTTTACTAACATTCTCAGCGAGGGCCTGGGCGGCAAGGCCAAGGGCTATGCGGTGCTTGTTATCGCACTCGCAGTCCTGGGTGCGGTGCTGCTTTTTGGTTACATTCAGTTCAAGAAGGCACCGGCGGACATTGGACGAAAGGCGATTCTGGGCTAGTCTGTCCAACTCAAAAACTCAAACCACCACCACCACCACCACGTGTTGACGCCACGGGGGCGCGCGGTGTAAGCGTTCGCAAGCGGTGCACCAAGTCAATGGCAGTCTCGCTGTCACACACGACCAGGTCGTCTGCGATGCACATTTGGTGGCGCAACCTCGCCGCCTCGCCGTGATTCCGAGCACACAGCGCAATGTAAAAGCCCAGGCGATGCAACGTGGCACACTCACTCGGCTCAACGTCGCTTACCACCAGTGTGGTCGGCGTAGGCACTGCGGCGGCGGCGGCGGCGGCGGCGGCGTCCGTGCTCGTTAACGCATGGAATACACACGCGTCGGCCCATGCTCCCGGGCGATAGTGGTTGCACGTGTCACGCACAGCGCGAACCATTGCACGCTCGAGCACCGCGTCTGGTATCTGCCTGTTCACCAATCGCCGCAGGTCGGACGAAACAGCATTGCTGAAAACAGGCTCGACGAGGGACGTGTGCAACGCTTGCATCGCTCGACATGCATAGGCCGTACGGGAGTATGAGGAGCACCCAACGAGGGCCACGCGCAGTCCCGCCGCCGCCGCTGTCGTCATGGCCACCACACACCACGCACACGTACAATGAAGATAGAATATAGAGGTACATTACTGCCCGCGGTTACGCGTGAGATTACACAAAGCCCGGGAAGTCAAGCACCGGGCGAAGGCGTGCCTGATCTCGTGCCTGCGAGACGTCTTCCCGTGCCGACAGTTGACGTAGGAATGAAAACACAGTGTCGGGGCACATGTCGCGATCGTCGACGATGATACTGGCGGCGTAGGCGGCGGCGGCGCCTGTTCTCGCACGTGGCACGTAGTCACTCGACACCAGAAGGCGGAAACGATGCTCGCGCAACACGGCCATGTCGGCACACTCGTCAACATTCACGATAACGACAAGTGACCTTTTGCCGGGAGGCGAGTGTTGTTGTTGTTGTTGTTGTTGCTGTACGTCTGACACGTCGGTACCCACGGCCGCGTTGGCCCAAACGCCCGACCCAAGACATCGCGTGGTCCATTTGCGCAACCACTCGCACACTACGTACTCGGGCAACCCCCAGTTCATCGCAGCACAGTGGAGCGAGGTGCGTCGAGACAGGCGCAGGATAGCCGACGGGGCGGCCATGTCGACCAGGACAGTGTCGTGTGCGCGTGCAACAGAAGAGCATAGCACCTTTGTGGAAAGGCGACCAGTGGGAATGGCCACGCGCGTTTCTGTTCCCGCGTAGGCGGCCACTGTTCGCGCCGCTGCTGCTGCTGCTGCCATTGTGCTTCTTTCTACACGACAGGCTCCGTGGCAACGAAAGCGTGTACACTACTGCTATCGTCGTTTATACAGGTCACTTGATTTATTATATTATCTGGGTGGGTTACAGGTTTCGACAGGAGCCATCGCGCATAACTACGCGCGCGCGCGCACGCGTCGGCGCACTGTAGGGTGATGTAATTGTAATTGTAATTGTATTTGTATTGAGGACGCCTACCACAATGTCTGTTGTAGACACTGGGTGTTGTGCGAGTGCGAGTGCGTGTGTGTGTGTGTGTGACTAGACACCGCGAATGATCACGTCGAGTGCACCCGGCGCGCGCACGTCGAGAAGCGCGTCGGTAAACGCGGCAGCACCCAAGACCGACACGTTGTAGTGACGCTGAAAAAACTTGACGAGCGTCGCGCGCCCCTCGGGCGCCGACCACGTCGACGCCTTGGCGTGAACCTCAGCGAGTGCCTTTGCACGACGCGCCTCTGCCATGACTGCCCCCACAAAGCGGCGGGCGCCGACACGAAACACTGCCTCTCGCCCCGCACGCGTGTCCAACTTGAGCGCAACAGTCACTGCCTTGGCCGCCACGGCAGTGTACTGCGCAGAAAACACGTCCATCATGCCCATCCTTTTCATCATGTGAACGAACGGACCGTCGGCCGGCAACTCGGCAGGCGTCGGTTGCGCGTCGAGCATCGCCTTGGCAGCACGCACCATGTTGTTGACATGCACCTCGTGGCACGCCGCCACCTCTGTCACTCCCCGCAGAATTGCCTTTGAGACGGTCACGTGCCCCCCCGAGACGGCGGCGGCGGCAGGGTACAGCATGAACACCTCGTACCCCCGCGTGACCCTGTCGTGTGTCGTCTCGGCGAACCGAAGCGGATTGGCACAGCCAAACACGCGCGAGCACGCCAAGGCACGCCGACGCAGAGACGTGGACTGGCCGTCACGACGCAACTGACGACGAATCACCTCAACGAGAACAGCACGCACTGCCGCGTTGCTCACCGTCGTCGTCGTGTTACCAGCGTCATCGCTCGTCTGGTACAGTTTGGCCCACAGGCGCATAAGAGACGGGAACTCTGACGTAGGCACACTCGACCACTCGGCGGGCAAAGTGAAGCGTTCGGCCTGCTCGGCCGTTGGCATAGTGCTCGACGTCAGTGCCTTCAAGCGCTCCTCTCGTGCGCTCGCTGTAGTCAACGGTCGAATGTCGAGTAGTTCACGACGAGACAGTATGCGAGGGGTAGAGAGCATGCTCTTGGCGCTAGGCACATGGCCATCGGTCGGAGACACGAATGTCGCCCCGGAACTCGAGCATACAGCGGCAGCCATGACACAAAGTGGAGAAGACACGCGAGTGGGGTGTGCGCACGAGGTCGACGAGCAAGACGAACAACACCCGGGGCCCTGTAATTTACCATATGATTTTCGTGTGCAACGTGTCTGCAATATTATATTATCGTCGTCTGTTTCGTGGTCGCACGGTGTGTGCGTGTGCGTGTGCGAAATGAGGCACGTTGTCTAGAACGGAAAACGCAAGTGACGTCGATCTCTACCTCACACGTGGGCGACGAGAGCAAGCGTCGTGGGTGACTGGTAGCATCACACGCGTTGACACCACACCCGACGACACTGTCATGCACACTGTCGCACTGCTGCTGTCGCTGGTAATCGTGTTGACTGTTGTCATCATTCAGTTTCTGATTTATCACTTTGTCTGCCACCACTGTGGCTGCAACACGAGCGCCGCCATGCCTGTGCCGCCGCCAACATACGACGACAATCAAGAGTATCACATGCCGTCGCCCCCTACCGACGACGACGACGACGACGACGACGACGACCCTACTCTAGCACCACCTCCCCCAGACTACGACCAGGTAGACTCGTACAACTAGTCTAGAAGACGCGCTCGACTAGCCGCATACACGACAATGGCAGCAATGAGACCCACGACGACCGCCTGTAACAGCCATGCCCCTCGCGTGTACGACCACGTCTCTACGGACGCACCAGTGTGTGCGTCAACGATGGTGGACGTGTGTCCAAACACTGACACTGCACCGTCGTCGGGGCGAGGCGGCAAGTGCAAAAAGTAGCCAGGTGCAAACAATGCTGCAAGCACAAGCACCGTGCCGCCGACCACCAGCGCGCGTTTCGCAGCGACACTGTCAGACACCATTACAGCAACACAACGACTAGG